TTTGTAGAAACAACTCCTAAAAAGACCGTACAAGGAAGAGGAAAACATACCAAATACTCTGCAACCTCTAGAAATAAGGCAAAAAAGAGGTATAGAGGTCAAGGAAAATAGAAAAAATCGCCCGAAAGGGCGTTTTTTTATGTCTTATATAAAATACTACATATCCTGCCTAAATAAAAAAAGAAAATAGTATTAAATATACCTTTCTATGCCTATAATACGCAAATCTAGGGCGTTTAAGGACATAAGTTTATCTTTTAAACCACATCCTGTCACTAAAGATCTTCCTATTCTGATAAATGAACGTGCAATTATCAGATCTGTTCGCAATTTGGTGGAAACAATACCCACAGAAAGGTTTTTTAACCCTGATATTGGATCTGATATTCGTGATAGCTTGTTTGAAAACTTTCATCCCACATTACAAACTATTATTGAAGATCAAATCATAGAAACAATAACAAATTATGAACCAAGAGTTGAAAATATTAATGTGCAGTTAGATCCATACACAGATCAAAATGCATTTGACGTAACAGTATTCTTTGATGTAGTTGGATTAGATATACCAACTGTATCATTTACATTCTTATTAGAACCTACCAGATAATATAATGCCATTTACCCAATATACAAGTCTAGATTTTGACGAAATAAAGGCACAGATTAAAGATTATCTTCGAGCAAACTCTAATTTTACGGATTTTGACTTTGAAGGATCTAATTTCTCAGTCTTAATTGATACTCTAGCATATAATACTTACATTAACTCATTTAATGCTAATTTATTAGCAAATGAGTCTTTCTTAGATTCAGCGACTCTGAGAGAAAATGTTATATCACTTGCTCGTAATATTGGTTATGTACCCCGTTCAAAAACTGCTGCAAGGGCATCTGTTTGGTTTACGGTAGAAGTAGAGGGTGAAGATCCAAACGTCACTACAGACCGTTTAAAGAGGGTGTATTTGAAACCAGGTTTGGTTTGTGTAGGATCGACTGGTGATACTTCATTTAGATTTTCGATAGTAGAAGCACATTCTGCACCTGCAGTGATTAATCGTATTGAAAATGGTAAGAATATCTACACTGCACAGTTTGGATCACCTGAAAATCCTTTAGAGATTATCCAAGGTACATATCTTTCAAGGACTTTTGCATATGTTCCCAATCAAGATCAAAGATTTATCTTAGATAATTCTGATATTGATAGTTCTACAATAAAAGTTTTCGTAGGATCAACCGATCAAGATGATATTGGAGCACCTATGGGTACTGAGTGGGCAATGGTTGATAATATTGTAAACGTTAATAAAAACTCTGAAATATTCTTCCTACAAGAAATAGCAGATGAAAAACATGAAATATTATTTGGTGATGGGATAATTGGTAAACCATTAGGATCAACTGCTATTGGTAAAGAAAATCTAAGTGGAACTCCACTTAGCAATGATAAAGTAACAGTTAGATATATTACTTGTGATGGTGTAGAAGGTAATGGTGCTAGTCAATTTGATTTCCAAGGTGGGTTCATGGATAATGATCCTATAATAGTTGGTGCAAATACAATAAAACCATTTAATTCAATAACAGTTAATGTTGTTCGTGGTTCTGGAAATGGTGCTGAGATAGAAAATCTTTCTTCTATTAAGTATTATGCTCCTAGATTATATTCATCACAGTATAGAGCAGTTACTTCTAGAGATTATGAGGCAATAATAGAGAGCATCTATCCTAGAACAGAATCGGTGGCTGTTGTTGGTGGTGAAGAATTAGATCCACCAAAATTTGGTAATGTACAAATTAGTATTAAACCAAAGAATGGAACCTATGTTTCAGACTTTGATAAGTTGCAAATTAAGAATAAACTTAAGAGTTATGCAGTTGCAGGAATAAATGCTGATATTGTAGACCTTAAGATTCTGTATGTTGAACTACATTCAACAGTTTACTATAACAGTGCATTTAATTCTAATCCTGCTGAATTAAAATCAAGAGTATCTTCTGCCCTTGAGACTTATGCCTCCAGTATTGATATTAATAAATTTGGTGGTAGGTTTAAGTACAGTAAGATTTTACAATTAATTGATAGAGTTGATGATTCAATTACCTCTAATATTACTAAAGTTATTATTAGAAGAGATATGAAAGTTCTTATTGATCAGTTTGCACAATATGAACTATGTTTTGGTAATAGATTCTATATTAATCCCGAAGGATTTAATATAAAGAGTACTGGATTTACAATTAGTGGTAGTAGTGACATCTTGTTTTTGACAGATGTTCCAAATAAAAAACCAGACGGATCTTTAGATGGTAGTGGTAAAGGGATTTTAAGTGCTATTACCAGAAGTCAAAAAAATGAACTTAAGGTTATTGTCAAGTCTGTAGGAATTGTTGACTATGTTAAAGGTGAAATTATTATTAATACTCTTAATATTACAAAAACAATCGCAGCAAATGATTTAATTGAGATACAAGCATTCCCAGACTCTAATGATGTTCTAGGTTTGAAGGATCTTTATCTCACATTTAACACTTCAAATACTACGATAAATATGGTGAAAGACGTTATTGCTTCTGGAGAAGATGTTTCTGGCGTTGTATTTTCAAGAGACTACTATACATCAAGTTATTCTAATGGGGAACTGGAGAGGAAGTAAAGTATGTTAGATATTGATACAAGAGTAAAATTAAATCAAATAATTGAGAATCAGTTACCTGAGTTTATAAGGGCTGATTTTCCTCTTGCAGAAGAGTTTTTGAAGCAATATTATGTTTCGCAAGATTCTCAGGGTTCTTCTGGAGATCTGCTTAATAATTTTGACCAATATCTTAAAGTTGATAACTTAACATCGGATGTTATTGCTGGTAGTTCTACTTTGAGTAGTGATATTAGTGCAACTGATACTACTATTACTTTAACCACAACAGCAACTGACACATTCCCAACAGAGGGATATCCATCTGAATATGGTTTATTAAGAATAAATGATGAGATTATAACATATACTAGTAAAACAGCGACTACTTTTAACGGATGTATTCGTGGTTTTTGTGGAATAACACAATATAATGTAGGAGTTGCTACCTATATTAATAGTCCAAATGGAGATCCTGTAGAATTTAAAAATAGTTCTCCTTCTGCACATAAATCAAATACAAAAGTCACTAATCTTAGTGTCTTATTTTTACAAGAATTTTATAAAAAATTAAAAAAACAATTTTTACCTGGATTTGAAAGTGTAGATTTTACTAACGAACTTAATGTTGGTAACTTTTTTAAACACGCTAGATCATTTTACCAGTCAAAAGGTATTGAAGAATCTGTAAAGATACTATTCAGAGTTCTTTATGGTGTTGATCCTATTATTCTAGACTTAGAAGAACGTTTAATTAAACCTTCTGCTTCTGAATATATTCGTAGGGAAGTCGTTATTGCAGAACCAATTAGTGGTGATCCATCCAAATTGGTAGGACAAACAATTTATAAGTCTACAGATTTACAGACTAATGCTTCAGTATCTGAAGTTGAACCACTAACAAGAGAAGAGAAGCTATATTACAAACTATCATTGTTTGTTGGTTTTAGTGATAGAGACTTAATTGAAGGTACATTTACAATACCAGGTAAAACTAGAGTTCTTGAATCTTATCCTGTTGGGGTTTCAACTATATCAGTTGATTCTACAGTTGGATTTGGACACACAGGAACGATTATAAGCGGTTCTAATTCAATAGACTATACTTCTAAGTCTATTAACCAATTCTACGGTTGTAGTGGCGTTACGGAGGCAATCAGTGTTGGTTCGGATATTAGATCAGATGAAGTTATTTTTGGTTATGAGGATGGAGATACTCTAAACAAAACTGAATTAAGAATTACTGGAGTTTTATCAGGATATGAAGGATTGAGTGATATCTCTCTAGTAAATCAAGGAGAGAGTATTTTTGTTAAAAATGTTGGCGAATCTATAGAAAATGTATCTGATCCAACTTACAAAGAAATATTTGCAAACTCTTTTATATACAATACAAGTTGTAGGTATCAAATTGATAGTATTAATGGATCTACTTTTAATTTCAAAAGTACTATTGACAAGTCAAGTTTAAAGATCGGAGATACTGTTGAAATATTAGAAAGAAATAGTAATACAAAAGTTGCTGACGTTAATGTTTCAGATTTAGATTCTTCTAATAATAGTATAATAGTAAGTGGATTATTTACTCTTAATTCTCTAAAGGAATATGATATTAGAAGAAAGATAAAGAAAGTAACATCTTCTGGAGTTTCTCTTAGAGAAGGAAATGAATCTTATATTGGTGATGTTTTAAATGTTTATGTTGATGGTGAGAAAGATGGATATGTTGCTTCTAACTCACTTCCTAGTTATGATTTGGATAATAGTATTCAGATTAATAGAGATGTTATATCTGCTGGAACAAACACATATGGACCTTTTACAGTCGAATGTGATCTAGGAAACAGTCAATGTCCACAGTTTAGAGCACCAGGACTTCATAATGATGATGAAATAAAAGCCATCGGTTCTAGTGGGCAATTAATAAGAGATAATGGATTTCACTCATTAACACTTGATGAACCTTCAACATTTTTAACAGGAGAATCTATAGTTTATAGTTCTGATGTTGGATCTAATGATTATCCAGGATTAGAAACTGGAAAAGTATATTATATTGAAGTTAGATCTTCCGATAAGAGAAAGATTAGATTATATAATTCAATAACTCAAGTTGGTTCAGATGCGGATTATATTAGAATAGGTGTTTGTGCTGAAACAGATTCCCACACATTCGTTAAAGAAACTCAATATGGAAAGAAATTAGGTTCTAATAGAATATTAAGGAAGTTTCCACTATCACAAGATTTATTTGTTGCAGGTAAAGATGAAGTTCCTTCTAGAGAAATTGGAATATTAATTGATGGAGTTGAAATAAGAACACCAATATCAGAAGACTATATGTATTATGGTCCAGTTGAGGATATTGCAGTATATAATGGTGGTGATGGATATGATGTTGCAAATCCACCAAAATTAGTAGTACAGAAAAGTCATAATAATGGCGATACTGCACTTGTAGAACCAGTTATTATTGGATCTGTTAAGAATATATTTGTAGATCCAAGTGATTTTGATATTGATAAGGTAGTTTCTATCTCCTTAGAAGGTGGTAATGGTGGTGGATGTATATTAGAACCGATTGTAAGACAAAGGTTTAGGGAAATAAAATTTGATAGTAGAGATACATTTTTTGCAGGTGGTATTTCAATTGAAAATGAAACCATAACATTTACAACAAATCATAATTTAGAAACTGGAGAAACTGTTTATTATAGTAGTAATGGCAACCCTGAGATGGGTATTGGTGCTGCATATGATACTACAAATACTGCGACTGGAACATTATCTAATGGTGCTCCATATGTAATACGTAAAGTAAACGAAAAAACCGTTACCTTGTATAATAAGTATGATGATGCAATTGGTATATCTGGTATCAATACTATTGGATTCTCAACTTCAACTAAAGCAAGTGGTATTCATAAGTTTAGAACAGGACTTAAAAACTATTTGTATGATGTTAAAGTCTTAGAATCTGGAAGTGGTTATTCTTATAAGAAAATTAACGTAAATCCTACAGGAATTGCAACAGGACACGCAAAAATAGAATATAAGAATCATGGATTTAATGATGGTGATATTATTGAATATTCTCCTACAGTAGGTCTTGGAACTACAGTACCTAAAGCAATTGATGGATTAGATTCGTCAAAAATATATAAAGTTTTGAAAGTTGATGAAAATTCTTTCAGATTAGCTGATGCTGGATATGCTAAAACTATATCATCAGTAAATTATGATAGGCGTGAATATGTTGGATTAGGATCAACTGGTACTGGATATCAAACATTCAAATATCAAGATATTACAATAAAATCTGATATAAGTTTTAGTGGTATAACTTCAGAAACAAATCTAGAAAATTACAAATATACATTTACTCCTATTGTTACTGGAACTATAAGTAATGTTCATATCTATGATCACGGTTCAAAATATGGAACAACTGTTTTAAATCACCATAAAGACCCTGTAGTAAGCATACAAAATGGAAAAGAATCTGAATTGGGTCTAAGTGTCGTTGAGGGCAAAATTGCCGATGTTCAGGTTTTAAATAAAGGAAAGGAATATTATTCATCACCTGATATTATCGTAGAAACTACTGGAATAACAACCACTGGTGTATATGGTAATGGTGCTATCTTAAGACCAGTTATAAAAGATGGTAGATTAGATTCTGTTATTGTAATTAATTCTGGAATTGGATATACTGCTGGTCAGGTTAATGCATATGCTGTTTCTAGAGGTACAAATGCATTACTTGATTCTAGAGTTAAAAGAAATATTATTGACAACATAAACAGGGGTCAAAGTAATTATAGTCTAGATTCTATAACAGGAGATCTTAATTTAAGTATTATTGGATATAATCAAACTATTGCGGATTCTTTTGGTGACAATGGAACTAAACATTCTCCAATAATTGGATGGTCTTATGATGGCAATCCGATATATGGTCCTTATGGATTTACAGATCCTTCAAAACTAGGTCCTACAGTTGGTATTGTAACATCTGGATATGTTTTAGATCAGATTGGAATATCTACTTTATCTTCTTCTGGTCTTAGACCTGATTATGATACGTATCCAGCAGGATATTTTACCAATGATTGGGTTTATGATGGTAGTGGACAACTTGATAAGCATAATGGTAGATATTGCAAAACACCAGAATTTCCTAATGGTGTTTATGCATATTTTGCTGGTATATCAACCAGTGCTCAAACCAATCAAATAGTACCAAAATATCCATATTTTATTGGTAATACTTATCGTTCACCTTTTATATCATCAAATACAACATTAACACAAGATTTTGATTTCAATACTAGCAATCTTTCTAGAAATACTTTCCCATATAAAGTTGGTGAAGAATTTGCAAATAATGATTTCATTGTAGAATCTAATGAGTTCTTAAGACAACTCAGTACTGTTGAATCCGTAACAACTGGTTTAGTTGATGAAATACAGGTTTTGGACGGTGGTAAGGATTATATGGTTGGCGATTTTACAGTATTCGACAATGAAGGTACAAATGGTTCTGGTGTTAGAGGTTTAGTCAAATCTATATCAGGTATTGGTGTTTCTAGTATTGAAACTCAGATTGATAAATTTGAGAATGCAGTCTTTGTATGGGAATCGGAAAATAAGGTATCAGCAAATTATTATCCATTCATCGATGTAAATGATAAAGATTCTGTTGCTATTTCTGGACTTAGTAGTTCTATTGTTAGATTAACAGATTCCTTCAGTGTTGGAGTTAAGACAGATACTATTGGATTAGCAAAAACAATGTCTACAAATAATCTTGTAGGTGGTGTTGTTGAGGATATTTACGTTAATATTATTCCAAAAACAGTATCAATTGGATCATCTTTACGAATTAATGACGATGAAATTGTTCAAGTACTAAACAAGTTTGATCTTGGATCAATTTTAAGAGTTAAAAGATTTGGTGTAGGTGTTGCACATAGTTATAGTTCTAGAATAGATGTTTTAAATACAAAAATTGATATACCAGTTAGAGTTAAAAAGTTTGAATCTAGAGTTAACGATAAAGTATTCTTTAATTCTAAGCAATCAGTTGGTTTAGGTCTTACTGTTGGTGGTGGTATAAGTGTTGATTATACGGTTGGAGAAACTACTACAGAAGTTCCTATTCCAACTAGAGCAATATATCTACCAGATCATCCATTTAAAACTGGACAGAAATTAACATTTAAGAAGAAAGGCACAGCAACTTCTTTACTTGTAGGTGAATCTGAAACTTCAAATGATTTATTCAATTTACCTGATGTAACTACAAATATTTTTGATGTATATGCAATTAATAGAGGTCAGAATTATGTTGGACTTGTTACTGTAGTTGGTGCAGCTTCAACTTCAGAAGGATTATTCTTCCACGGAAATGGTAGTGATGATTTTGAATATTCATTAGAAACACAATATGATCAAGTTATTGGTGATATTGATAAGATTGTTTCAACAATAACTACAAAAATAGGTGCTGCTGATACTACTACACATAATTTACAAACTGGGGATAGAGTTTCATTAACTGTAACTCCAAATACTGTTGTTGGATTGGGTAGTACTTCTCCATTGACATTATCATTCAATGAAGAATTTCAGAAATTAGTAATTAATGAAGTTACATTTGCAAATACTGATATTAATACCTCTGATAATACTATTACAATTAATAATCATGGATATAAAACTGGTAATAGAGTTCTTTACAGTAGTAACCAAAGAGCAACTGGTAAGGAACCTTTTAATAATTCTGTAGAAGATCTAAATGGTTGCTATTTTGTATATGAAGTAGACTCAAATAAGGTTCAATTGGGTAAAACCTTAATAGATGTTGAAGTTGATCCACCACAATTAATTGATATTAAAACTACTGGTGGTTCTGAACATACATTCGGATTAGTTAATCCTCAAATTGAAGTTATTAAAAACTCAAGATTAACATTTGGTGTTGGTAGTTCAACTTTAAATGGATATGATTTGAAATTCTATTATGATCAAGATTTCAAAAATGAGTTTACTAGTGTTGGTACTGGTGTTACATTTAACGTAATAAGTTCTAATGGTGCTATTGGAATAGGTTCGACTGCTACAAAATCTATTGCATATACAGATTCAACCCCCTCTCGATTATACTACTCTTTGAGTAAAGGTGGATATATCAGTACAGCAGATAAATTAGTAGATAATTATTCTGAAATTAAGTTTATTGAGAGTGAATATACAGGTGAGTATAATGTTCTTGGTATAACCTCAGATACTTTCCAAGTATCTCCTTATTCAGTTCCTTCTGTATTGGCATATAAAGAAGATCAATGCGAAGTTATTAAGTATTCTACAGAATCTAAAACTGTAATTGGTCCTATTAATGAAATAAAAGTAATATCTAAGGGATTTAATTATAAGGCAGTTCCAAAATTTAAACGTGTTTCTAGTAATGCTGGAGAAAATGCTAATATTGTTGCTCTATCAACATCAATAGGTAGAATAAATGAACTTAGAATTATTGATATTGGATATGAGTATGCATCTGATAAGACATTAAGTCCAGAAGCATTTGTACCACCAATAATTAGAATTGATAACCTTGACACTGTAGAATCAGTAAGAGTAGTTGATGGTGGTAAAGAATATCTAAGTCCACCTGATATTATCGTTTATGACCCAGGTACTGATTCAATTGTTGATAGTACTTCATTAGTATCTAAAACTCCTAATCAATCAATATCTGAAGTTGAAGTAATAGCACCAATACAAGGTCTCAATTCAATTAACCATAGAATTGTTGCAATTAACAATTCAAATGGAGTTGGTATTAACTCTATGACTGGTGGTGGAACTGGTATAGTTACTTGTGTTTTGAATACTCCTATTGATGGATTTGCAGTTCCACCATTTAATGTTGGTGATGATATCTTTGTTGAAGGTATTGAATTATTTGGCGAATCTGGTATAGGAACTCAGAGCAACTCTGGTGTTGGGTTATCATCTGAAGGTGATGGATATAATTCTGCAAACTATCAATATAGATTCTTTAAAGTTGATGACTTTATAAACACAAATCCAGCAATTTTAAAGTATAATTTGATTGGATTAACTACAAATCCAGGTATTGCTAAAACTTTCCAATCTGGATATGCAAATATTGTTAATAGATCAAAATATCCTGTTCTAGAATCTGTTCAGGTGAGAGGAAAGTATGTTATTAATGAAAAATTATTTGTATTAAGAGGTAATGATTTTGTTGAGAGGGATATAAAGGTAGTAGATGTTAGAGATGATTATATTAAGATAGATGGTAAGTATCAATTAAAAATTGGTGATAGGATCAAAGGTAGTGTAAGTGATGTTACTTCTTCTGTAATTGGACTTACTGAAAATAAAGCTAAATTTAAAGTTAACTATTCTAATCGTCAAGATCAGGGATGGACTGATAATGTAGGTAAAATTAGTGAAGATCAACAAGTAATTCCAGATAATGATTATTATCAGAATTTATCATATTCTGTTAAGAGTAGTATTGCTTGGGATACTTTTGTAGATTCTTTAAACAGAACAGTGCATCCTGCAGGATTAAAGAACTTTGCAGATGTTAGTATTGGATCTACAGTAAATGTTGGGGTTTCTTATGGTTCAACTACTAATAATGTTGTTATATTAGATGTTTTAAATGAGAGAAGAGTTGATACTATTAATAATTATGATCTTGCTTTAGATTATGATGCTAGGGGAGAAAAATCAAAATTTATCCAATTTGAAAATAAAAAATTAGCTGACTATACTAAGTGTAAAACAAATAGGGTTCTTATTCATGATGATATCAGTCCACTATTCTCAAGTAAAGGAGTACAGGATTTATTTACTGAGGTAGAAGAAGTAACTAAGAACTTTAGCAAATATCTTATACAGATTGTAGATCCAGATACTTTTGATGTACAAATAAGTGATTTGGTTGTATTAACATCAACTAACAATGCATATTTGATCGAAAAAACTAGTGACTATACCAATATGAAATTGGGTGAATTTACTGCAGATTCAGATTCATTCAATAGAAAAACATTAAGATTTGATCCAACTGAAAAATATAATAAAGATCATGATATAAAGGTTCTTAAGACCTCATTCAATTCAACTGTAGAATCTACTGGAACTAATAGTATTGGTTCTATAGATCTAATAAACACTAATGTTGGTATTGGTACTACAACAATTGGGTTTACTACCACAACAATAGCAGAGTTTGATGTTAATGACTTTAATGGATTTACTGCTAGTGTTCTATTACAGGATGATATAACTAAGGAATTGAGTTACAATGAAGTAACTGTTGATTTTGATGGAACAAATACTTATTACGCTGAAGTTTATAGTGATAGTTTAACTTTCAGTTATAGTTCTAGTAATATTGGGGTACTTACAGCAAAATATGATTCTGGAAAAGTCTACTTTAACTGCGAAAACGATACTATCAGAAAAATAAATGTTAACGCAAGTATTGTTGGATTAGGTACAACGACTGCAGGAATAGGAACTTATAGATATGCGGTTCCTGGTCAACCAGTGGGTGGAGAAAGAAGTGTAAGATTGGAATCGACATATAATACTGGAACTTCAACTCCTATACCAGTAACAACTATTAATAAGTATATTGATAGTTCTGTTAAATCACTTGTTAGAGTTTCTGCTACTGGAGATTCTGCTATACATGAATTGGTAGTTCTTCAAGATGAGGGTCAAGCAACGACTATTCAATATCCATATACTGGTGCTTCTGCTACAGGTATAGGTACTTTTGGTGCTGTTACTTCTGGAGATGATGTAACTATTAATTTCTATCCAGATGCTACTCAAACTAATTTAGTTGAAGTTCAAGCATATAATCAAATTTTCTATACTCCAAATGATTTTGCAAATGAAGCACCTGCTCTCGTTGTAGGACCAGTAGATAAGGAAGTATTTTTAACATCATATGATGGTGTTAATGGATCTAGGGCAAATAAAATTAATTTTGACATAAAATATGAAAATATACCAATTTATAGTAAAACATTTAATCCTGCAGATTCAACCCAATTAGATCCTGTAACTGGTACATTTACTATACCAAGTCATTTCTTTAATACTAATGAAGAATTAATTTACACTCCAAAATCAACTTTCATAGGAATTGGGGCTACTGCTGTTAGTATTGGTACTACAGAGATTAGTTCTGGTGTAACTACTGATATAATGCCTTCTACAGTATTTGCTAAGGTTATTAGTGAAAATAAATTCCAGTTATTCAGTAAGAAAGAGTATATTACTGCTGGTGTAGCAATAACATTCACTGGTATAGGTGAAGGTAATGCTCATACAATTGAGATGAATGAAAAATTGAGCAAAACTGTCATTGGTCTTGATGGTATAGTTCAACAACCAATATCATTTACTGCTATTAATCACACATTAGAATCTAATATTGGTGCAGCAACATCTCAATTTGTTCTTAGTGGTATTAGTTCTATTCAACCAAGAGATGTATTGAAGATTGATAATGAGTATATGAAGGTAGAACAGGTTGGGTTCTCAAGTCTTCCTGAAGGAACTATTAATGATTCTACAGACGTTTCTCTTGGAATATGTACTTTACCTGTTGTTAGAGTTGGTAGAGGTGCTCTTGGAATAGGAGCAACTCCACACAATTCTTCATCAAATGCTAGAGTTCATAGAGGTTCATTCAATATTGTTGATAATACTGTATGGTTCCTAGAAGCACCTAAAGGTAATACAAGAGAAAGAAGAAATGTAACAAATCTACCTTACGTTAGAGCAGAATTTAGCGGAAGAACCTTCTTGAGACAAAATTATGATACTAATATGGTATTTGATGATATTTCAGATCAGTTTACTGGAATAGGCAAAACTTATACTTTAACTAAAAATGGTTCCAATGTATTAACTGGTGTCAGTAGTGCTATTGGGAATGGTATTTTGTTTATTAACGGAGTATTCCAAACACCATTAACTATCAACAATGCAGGAAATAATTATGAGTTTACTGCAGATACTAATGCTGGAATAACAAGTGTTGTTTTCACAGGTATTAGTTCTGCAAACGGTGAAATGATGCAGTCCGAGTTTGATATTAATCAGAACCAATTACCAAGAGGTGGTATTATTGTTTCTATGGGATCAACTCCAGGACTTGGATATGCTCCTCTTATTGGTGCTAAAACAAAACTAGAAGTAACTAATAATAGTAATTTATTCGCTGCTGGTTCAATTAGTAATGTTGTTGGTGTTGGAACATCTTCCAAATATACTTTAGGTATTCAGACAGCTGCGTATGACTTTAATACTGGAATTATAACAGTTACAACTAACAATGTTCATGGATTTGCTTTAGGATATCCTGATACTGTTAAATTAAAGGGATTAGAATTTGCTTGCCCAACTAATGCAGTTGGTACACCTACTTCAGGTACAACATACGATCCATCAACAGGTAATTTAGAAATAACAATTTCTAATCATGGACTTACAAATGGTGATTCAATTAAACTTGAGAAAGAATCTATAACATTTAGTTGTAATTATGGTGGTGCTACAGGTTCTGCTGCTGAGAAGGCATATCCTAGAGAAACTGATCCTGCCTATGATACGTATCTAACAGTTTCTAACGTGACTACGAATACATTTAGGGTCAATGTATTGTTAGGAACAACACCAACCAATACAGATGCACATACGTTCGTTTCAGCGACTACTGATAGTGTTCGCACTCTTAATTATGTTGGATTAACAACTACTATCTTCCAAGATCATGAACGTCCATTAAATCTAATAGGTATTGTATCTGAAAGAACATTTGAAGTTAATGCTGGTATCTGTACTATCAATCATATTTTCCAAAATAGTCCAAATGCATATGCTTATGAGTTTTATGGTGATTTAACTGCAGGATCTGGATATAGAAATCCAGTTGCAATTGGTGTTACTGATATAGAATTTGCACATAAGTTTGTTACTTCTGCATCTAACGCAATTACTGCAGATAATACAGATCAATACACACCTACAGCAGCAAATTATAATTCTGCAACTGGTGATCTAGTTTTAACTTTAGATCATAATCTTAAAGCAGAAACAAAACATACAGTAGAGACTGCC